ATATAGAGCAATTCGCCGTATTGAGGCTGCCGCTGAGCGTAATGTTCGTGACGACAGTAACCGCAGCGGTGGAAACCTGCACCCCAACCAAGTGCCACGCCGTCCCGTCCTTTGCGATCGCGCACGACCGGTCGCCGGTCGCCGTGTTCGTGACGGGAAAAAACAAATTCATCGCCGACACCGTATTCGGCGTCGTCGTGACCCCGCGAAACGTCACCGTCTTTTGGTCGTTGATCGACCACGACCCGGTGAACGTCGCCACGCGGAAGACCTTGCCAGACGGGCCGCCCACGCGGCTGCCAAACGTCAGCCCCGCCTGGTCTCGGTCGCCCGCCTCGACGGCTCGCACCACCTTGGCGATCCGCTCCGCAGCGGGGCGCGTGAAGGTCACGCGCTCAGTCTTTGCCGGTTTGCCGTCTGGCTTCTGCGCCATGCGTCACCTCAGAAGGGCGGCGTGCCGAAGTAAGTGGCGAACGCCACGGCGGGGTACGGGCGGCGCTCAAGCTGGTCAGGACGACCATCGCCGCCTGGGTACTTCAGCGCACCGTTTTCCGTCAGCGGCTGCGGCGTCGTCGCATCCACCTTTTCGCTATTGCCTGGCTCAGACTGATAGACCCAAGCACGCCGCTTTTGGCTGCCGTCGATGTAGTGGAAGCCGACGTGCGGAATCTTTTCAATGTAGCCGCCTCGCCGGTACGTCAACTGGACGCTGATTTGCCAATACCTCACCTGCGCGCCGTTGACGACCTCGACGGCCTGCTGCGCGCTGATGCCGTTGCACATCCAAGAATAGGCCGGTCCGCCCAAATACGGGGCGGAGTTGATGGCGTTCGTGACTTCCGCAGCGGTGGCCAGCGGAAACGCAGACCGGTTGCCGCTGATCGTCGCTTGTATCTCGGGGGCCATGACTGTCATGCCCTCGATGTAATCGTTTGCCGCGTTGACCAACGGGCGCACGTCGCTGTTGCCGGTGCCGTGGTAGTAGTAGAGAAAAGGAGCCTGCGCACCACCTGTCGAGAATGACCACACATCAGCCCGAGCCAGCGGGTTTGCCTGGTACTCGTTCCTGGGCGTCTCGTAACTAAATGTGGCCTCCGCATGGAAGCGGTCGGTTTCCGCCACCTGCCCGTTGTGGCACAGCAGGTAGGCATACTCGGGATGGGCGGCCCCGTGAAAGATGCCGATTGCCCCGAGGATGTCCTGCGTGTTCGTCGGCTCGTCGAGCGTAACGGCGTACTTGATCTCGGCCGTGGGGCTTTCGCCAAACTTGTGCGAGAAAGTGCGCGGTAGGATTTCGCGGTATGAGACGACGGCCATGCTAGTTCAAGATCTCCACGGTGCCGACCTGCCCGTTGCGGTTGATCTGCTCCAGCAGTGAAACCTGCTTTTGCTCGGCCTCGTTCGGCCCGGCGGTTGTTCCGGCCTGGTCCATGCGCTGCCGAAGCGAGTCCGATGCCGTGTCCACTGCCGCGTTAAAGTTCGCCTGAAACCGATTCAGCACGCTGTTTGACGCATCGGACGCCACCTGCGCCTCAAGCTGGGCAATCCGCTCGGCACGCTTCCTGTTTTCCTCCTCGATGGCGGCGGCGTTGGCCACGGGCATGCCGAAGCCGTCTCTGGTTGCGCCAGCGCCCTGCATGGCCGCCTGCGCATCCGCCCGCAGTTTGTCCAGTTCCTTCTCGGTCTCGCTGCGAATGTCTAGCCCAAGGATCGGCGCGAACTTCTTGATGAAGGCTTCAATGAACTGCGCCAACTGAAAGAACGCATTGCCAGCCAATTTGATGAAATCAAGCAATCCGCTAGCGACCTGCTGGGCGATCTGTTGCGGCCCGGCCTGCTTAATCACGCCAAGAAGCTCTTGGGCGATCGTGCTAATCGGCCCCGCAAGCTCGCCGAGGATCGAGCCAGCCAGGCCCTTCACCGTTGCCCACACGGCTGCAAACGAATCATTCATGTTGTCGATGGCCTTTACGGCGTCTTCGCTGACAACCTGGCCAAGCGAAACAGCCTGCTCTCGCATCTGCGTCAGCGCCCCCGGCCCGAGCGTGAACAACTCGCCAAGCTCGATGCCGCCCTTACCGAAGAACTTCACGGCCGTGGCGGCCCGCTCGGCTGGGTCAGCGATCCGAGAGATGGCATCGACCACCTGCTCAAATTGCTTCTCCGGCGATTGGGTCTTCAGTTCCTCAAACACGAGGCCGAGCGCCTCAAACTTCTTTTGAGCCTTCTCGTCGAGCGACGCTTGGCCGATGGCGATGGTCAATTTCTGCATCTGCTTGGCAAACGACTCGACGCTCACGCCCGTGTCGGCCGCGGCCCTGGCATATGCCTGCAACGCCTCGACGCCGACGCCCGTGCGATTGGCCACGTCATTCAGTGCGTCCAACTCTTCGCCCACACTCAAGGCGAACTGCGTGACGCCCGTGACCGCGCCAGCCACCGCGCCGCTCAGGCTCAAAAAGGCGCTGGTGGCGGCTTGGATTCCACCGAGTGCCAGCTTGCCAATCTCAATGTTCTTGAGCGTCCCGAGGTCGGCCGACGCCTTCTTGCCAGCCTCGCCCATTGAGTCGAGCTTGGCGTTTACGTCGGCCACAGCCTGGGCCAGCTGGGCCGTGTTCGCGCTGATCTGCATCGCCAAGCCGAGTGCCGTACTCATCTCATTTTCCGTCCAAGTCTTGTTTCATCTGCGCGAGCACGTCGAGCATCTGCGTTTTGTGCTGCGGCGGGCTGTCTGTGGGAATGAAGTCTGCTGGCTTCGGCATGTGCCCTCGCCGCGAGTGAGGGGCCAACACCGCACTGGCCAGCACGCCGGTCTGAGCCCACGAGTTGTCGAGCGGCTGGAAGTAGCGAGCAAACGCCAGCCACTCGCTCAACTCCCTGCTGTCCATTCGCTGCTCAAGTTCTCCGACCGTCATCCCAAGGTGCCCGGCCAGCATGAACAAGAACCGCCGAGATGGTCTCGCGCTAAAGCTCCCCGGCTAGTTCAACTACGTCCGCCTCCGTGAGTTTGTTGTGCCGCTGCGCCACATCGAACAGCTCGCCCATCACCGCCCCGTCCAGGGTTGCCACTTCGTCGAGTTCGTTGTCTTGGAAGATCCGCACGCCATGCTCGTCGCAGAGCGTGCGAGCCAGATAGAAGGCACGGAAATTGTGGAACTTGGCCACACCCTTGCTGCGAATGTCGAGCCACGCCAGCTCCCAGTCGTCTCGCTCGCCGACGCTGAGAACACGCACATACACGTCAAGGTTCCATTCCTTGACGTGAACCTTGAGCGGCTTGCGGACGCTGGCGGCCTTGATCTGCTCTTTGAGTCCCATTGGTCAGTTGTCCAAAAGTTTGAACGTGACGGTGAACCGGGTCACGCCGTTCACCTCATTCGCCACACTCACTGACTCCCATACTGCGGGGTTTGTCAAGGCTTGGCCGCCGCCGGATATGGAAAGGTTCGCGCGGACGCCGTAGTTCGACGTTCCCGTGTTGGCACCGCCCAAGCACTCGACGCTGCACGTCCCGGCCTCGTCGGTCCAGGCGACGCTTCGCCCCTTTGACGGGCCGCCGCCATAGGTCCACGAAAGGCCGGTGACTTCCTGAAACGTGACGCCGTTCCACGTCACCGATACGCCGCTGCTGTAGCTCGCCACGGGGGCCTCCCTCTGTGGCTACGGCACCTGGAAGGAAGCGCTGCCTCGAACCGCGTCATTCACGGTGAGCGTCACGCTCGACGACTTGCAGGTGGCGGTCACGCTCAACGTGATCCCGCCCGAGATCGTGAGCGTACCGCTTTGGCCTTGGCCAATCGGGGCACCACTCGCTGCCAGATACTCGATGCTGACTTCCTTGCCGGTGTCGCCAGCCGAGCCCTTGAGCGGGCGACTAAGGGTCAGCACGGTGCTGCCGGTCGTCTGGCCGAGGTGCGAAACGTCGATCTGATCGGACGACGCTTGATCGCTGATGCTGTAGGTGATGCTCGTGACGGTGTAGGTCGTCCCGGCGAAGGTCAACGTGGTGCCAGACGAATCGTGCGGCGTGTACGGCATTTTTTAACCCTCGCTCCACCAGCAGTCGTAGCGCTGTGTTACCTGATAGACCGGCGGGAGATCCGCTCCAGCCAGCTGCACAAAGTCGTCGGATTCGTCTTCCAGCGACGTTTGCTTGACTTCCGTATTGTCCGAAGTCCCCCCGTAGCCATCCAGAACGCGACGCATGGCGTCGGCCACCTGGCGAGCCTCCTCGTAGGTCACGCCGTAAATGCTGTACTCAACGCTCACGCGGGGCATTCCCATCGGCCTGCCAAGCGTCTGCTCTCGGTCGATGCCAGATCGCCGCCATGTGACGAACGGCAGGGCGGCGGATGCCGGGGCTAGCACTGGATAAATCCGCGAACCAAGCAGGGACGAGACGGCGGCATTACCGACAAGAGCGGTACGCAGGACGGCTTCTGGGGATTTGAGCGACATGGCTAAAAGGGCGTAGGCCCAACGTCCGAGTTGTTGCGTTTGACGGGGAAGTTTGCGGCAAGGTCTTTTTGGGCCTTGAGCAGTGCGTTTGTCATCTCAATTGCCAACTGCCCGCGCATCGTGCCAAGCGATTCTTGGTAAGCCGTCTTTACCGGCGGCCTGCCCTTCTTTCCACCAACTGGCATTTCTGGAATTCGCAGCAGCTGGCCTCGAGGTGCCTTCTTGAAAAACGCCTTGGGATACTTTGGCGACGTGTTGACCCTGACAACGCCCGCGAACTTGCCACGCTTCGCCACGCGGCCAATCTTGAACGGGCCGATTGTCTTGAAGCTGGACGCAATCGAAGCGCCGCCACGCCGCGACGAGGTTTTGACTATGCGCTCTTTCGTCCCGAACTCCACGAAGCCAGCGTGAAAGGCGCGGTCCTTGCCCTTCTTCACTGAGCCACCGCGAGCCGACTTGGCCTTTCCGCTACCTGCTGCCGTAAAGCCAACAAGGCCCACGGCGTTTCCGCTGACGTATGTTTTGACTTTGCTGGTGACCGCTCGCGCCAGGTTGCCGGTTGGCCCTTTGCTGACGTTGCCACGAAGAGCCGTAAGCCCTGGCTTGAGGCTGCGGCGAATGGCTGCGCCCATGTGCTTGCGGGCGAGGTTCGGCCGGAGCTGGCGAAAGGCCTTCTGGAGTTCGCGGAGTTCTGGAAACTCCACCTTCACGTCAATCCCGCCAGCCATCACGTCACCTCTTCGCAGATCGCAACGTGCTCGGTTCGGTTGTCGTACTCAAGCAGGCTCACGATGTTCAGCGTGCGGGAACGCCACGCGAAGCGATCCCGCTGCGTCAGCCCAGGCAAGTAGCGGAGCCGCACCTTGTGCGTGATCGTCGTGTCTTGCTGGCCTGCCGCCAGGGCCTCGCGGGCGCTCACGCCTTCGACGCTCGCCCACACGGCCGAGGAATCGCTCCACGCTAGCACCGTCTCGCCCAGGGCATTGGTCGTGCCGCTGGCAATCTGGACGGTGACGCGCTCGCGGAGCTTGCCGGGCTCGATCATCGGTAGGTGCCCCACTTCATGGAATCAAGCAGGCCGCTAACGCCGAAGGGCACGTCCTGCGGGACTGCTCCGGTGGAGACGGTCGCGCCACGGGTTTCGTACCAGTGGCTCACGAGCATCAAGATTGCGTGGCGGATCGCGGCAGGTACGGCGGTGCCACTGGGGCCGTAGCCAGCCCACCACGTCACCGCATGCGCTCCGGCGTCGATCCGGTGCGGCGGCCAGGTGCCCGCATAGATGGGCAGCACTGTGCCCGGCGTTGATTGGCGATCAACGCGGAACTGGTCCACGGCGTAGGTGCCGGTCGTGCCGCCGTCTGCCGTGAACGTAAGCGACACGGCCGTGGCCGTGCCAGCGACGGCCATCGGCGGGCGGGGCAGCTCCATCGCCTCGATGCCCGACGTTGGGAATCGGTCAAACCGCATCACCCACTGCGTGTAGACCAGCGTGCGGTCGAGGTACTGCTCGCACCACTCACGGGCCGCCGTGATGAGGCTGGCCACATAAGCGTCGTCGGCGGTGCTGTCGATGCGGCAGTGGGCCTTCGCCTCGGAGAGCGTCACGGGCTCCACGGCGGGGGGCGTTTGGCGGCTGAGGCTGCGGTACTTCACTTTCGCTTTCTCCGCTTGGGCGTGGCGTCGGCCGTCTCCACGTCGTGCTCGACGGCGGCCGTCTCAATCAACTCCTGCTGCCGGTCCTCCACCGCGAACCGCTTGGCGATTAACTCCATCGCCAGCCCGCCGGGGATCTCCACGACCTGGCCGGGGCGGTAGTTCCTGAACGCTCGCAGCATCTTCAGTTTCGTCATTGTGGCACGCTCCATGCAGTTTCGGGCTTCGTCATCGTGTTGCAGTATTCCGTGGCGTGCTGATAGACGGGCTTGCCAAGGTCTTTGCCGGGCCATGTGAAGACGTACTCGCCGTGCCCAATGCACACCCGTGGCGTGACGAACACACGGTTTCCGCTCTCTCGCCAATTGACCCAGAATGCGATGTCGGCATCTCGCCGGGGTCGCCAGTTTGGATCGCCCGGCTTCCTCGGCTCTTCGTCCCATGTGCCGTCGCTGTTGGGCAGTTCCTGCATCCACGGAAGTTTGCACCGCTTCAGGGCGGCCGTGCTCAGGATGGTGCAGCCGAAGTGCGCTGTGTCCACTTCCTGGACCGGCTCGGCAAACCACTCCCTTGGCAGCGTTGTCGTGCCGCCCTCGGGCGGGTTGTCGAGCGTGCCTCGCAAGGTAAGCATCGGCCTGCCGTCCTCCCGCTTGGTTTGCAGCGGAGCGAGCGCGTCGCACTGGAACGTCATGGCCAGTGCGAACAACTGTTCGAGGTCGTCACGACTGAACGCGCTGTCGTAATCAATAACGAGCAGGTACTCGCATTTGTCTACGAACTTTTGGCAGACCCTCGACAGGCACTGGGACCAAAACGCCCCTTGCATCATCGTCGGCCGAATTCCGAGCGGCATGAGCGCCTGAGCCCATGTGTAGAAGTTTGACATGAACCCGAGCCGAGGGACGCTCATTACGGCTTCCACCCGAACGTCGGCTTCGGTTCCACCCACACGCACGATCATGCAGACCTCGCAAAAAGAGAGCGGGCGGCCCCCATTTGGAAGCCGCCCGCCCAGTTTGCACATCACGTCAAGCCGTCAGGCTCACGCACCGACGAGGCCGATGACCGGACCGGCGACGGTGGACGAACCGAGGTTCGGGTGAGCGATCGCCACGCGGGCGACGGCCCGAAT